GAGTACTAAGATTCCTGGTTTAAAGACAGAGAAGAATATTGATGAATCTAGGTACGGTAAAATTGTGCGTTATTTAGGACGTTTGAATCCGTTTGGTAGTTCTGCTGGAGTTTTAGCGAAGATTTTTAAATAGGGAGATTGTGATGCGTGTTCAATTGAAATGTGAAGATGAGAGTCTTACTCATCAGTCTTTTAAGGCTGAGTGTGATATTCGTAATATTATGAAGAAGTATAAACGTACAGGTTTGTTTACTCATATTACTTCTTCTATGCCTCAATATGGTGATTTTACCCAAGTTCAAGATTATCAGGAGGCTATGAATGTTGTTATTGCTGCACAAAATGCTTTTGAGCAATTACCTGCTGAGGTACGTAAGCGTTTTATGAATGATCCTGGTGAGTTGATTGATTTTTGTCAGAATCAAGAAAATCGTGATGAGATGATTAAACTTGGTTTAATAGATGCTATTTCTGAACCTGTTTCTAATGTTCAGGAAAGTGTTATAGAGTCTTAAAAAAAACCACGCGAAAGCGTGGCCCACCTTGCTTTACTTGATGTAACTGGTGGGACTGACACCAAGTATCTTTTATGGTACTCTGGGTCAGTTTTTTTTTAAGTTGTTTTTATTGTTATTTTGGAGGTTTTTGTGAGAAGACATCGATTAAGTAGAAAGGTTTCTAAGAGACTTTTTAAGCATCATGCTCGTAAGGTTCATAGAAGGAATGTCCACGCACATCCAATGCGTGGAGGTATTCGTTTCTAATTTGTTAGGGTTGTATTTGCAGTACAACCTTTGTTCATGTTTTCGGCATGAGGTTATATTTTATGACCTGCTATTTCCCTATGCAAGGTTATCGCTCTAAATTTTTGTCTGAGAGAGGTAAACGTAAGGTGGTTTTTAATCCTAAAGAGGCGTTAGGTACTGAAAAGTCTTTTCAAGTTACCGTTCCTTGTGGTCAATGTGTTGGTTGTAGATTAGAGCGTTCTCGTCAATGGGCTATTCGTTGTATGCATGAAGCTTCTTTGTATGAGGATAATTGTTTTATTACTTTAACTTATTCTAATAAGTATTTACCTAAAGATAGATCTTTAGATGTTTCTCATTTTCAGAAGTTTATGAAACGTCTTCGTAAGCGTTTTGGAGAAGGTATTCGTTTTTTTCATTGTGGTGAGTATGGTTCTAAATATGGTCGTCCACATTTTCATGCAATTTTGTTTAATTTTGATTTTTCTGATAAGTATTTTTGGGAAGATAGGAAGGGATTTAAATTATATCGTTCCCCTATTCTTGAAGAGCTTTGGCCTTTTGGTCATAGTTCAGTTGGTAGTGCTACTTTTGAGAGTGCAGCTTATGTTGCACGCTATATTATGAAGAAAGTTACTGGTGATGCTGCTGATGAGCATTATTGGACTTCTGTTGATCCTGTTACTGGTGAAGTATTTAAATTAAAGCCTGAGTATACTACGATGAGTAGACGTCCTGGTATCGGTAAGTCCTGGTTTGAGAGGTTCGGTACCGACGTCTTTCCTAAGGATGAGGTTGTTGTTCGTGGTAAGAAGTTACGTCCACCTAAATATTATGATTCTCTTTATGAGCTTTATGATCCGGAAGATTTTGAGCGTATTAAGGTTAGACGTAAGCAAAATTCTAGAATTTTTGTTTCTAATAATACTCCTGATCGTCTTGATGTTAGACATAAGATAAAGAAGATTCAGACTTCTCGTTTGGTTCGTAATTATGAAGGAGATGTTGATGCCTAGTGTTGATTTCACTGATGGTTTTTTAACAGGTATTGAAGATATTTTATTACGTTTATTTACTGATGGTATTATTTCTGAACATGTTTTTAATGAATATATGGAAAGTATTAATATTGATGATTTTTATAATGATAATGGAGATGGTGATGATACTTAAGGTTTTTTCTGTTTTTGATTCTAAGATTGAGGCTTATATGACTCCTTTTTTTATGACTTCTAAGGGTCAAGCTATTCGTTCTTTGTGTGATACTGCACAGTCTCCTGACTCTATGTTTTTTAAGCATCCTGGTGACTTTACTTTGTTTGAATTAGGTGAGTATGATGATGCATCTGCTACTTTTAATCTTCACAATACTCCTTTTTCTTTGGGTGTGCTTATTGAACTTTTACCCGTTAAATGAAGATATTGATGATGATGATTTAGGTGATTGAGGCTCACTGGATGAGCTTTTAGAGAACCGTAAAGGCCGTTATCTGCGAAGCAGGTAATGGAATTTACGGTTGTACAAGCGTAGCGCGTAAGTTTTTTTATGGATGAATTTTATTAATAGGGAGTTTTTATGCGTCATTCTGTTCCTTCTGTGCAGTCTCGTGCACAGCATACTTTTGCTATGTCTCCACAAGCAAATATTCCTCGTGCTTCTTTTAATCGTTCTCATGGTTATAAGACTACGTTTAATGAAGGTTATTTAGTTCCTGTGTTTTTAGATGAAGTTTTACCTGGTGATACTTTTAAGTTGAATATGACTGCTTTTGCTCGTTTAGCTACTCCTATTTATCCTATTATGGATAATCTTTATATGGAGACTTTTTTCTTTTTTGTTCCTAATCGTTTGATTTGGGATCATTGGGAGCAGTTTAATGGTCAGCAAGCTAATCCTGCTGATACTACGGATTATATTTTGCCTACTGTTGTTGCTCCTGCTATGGGTGGTGTTGCAACTGGTGATTTGGCTGATTATTTTGGTATACCAATTAAGATTAATAGTTTGGAATTTCAGTGTTTGCCGTTACGAGCTTATAATCTTATTTATAATGAATGGTTTAGAGATGAGAATTTACAGAATTCTGTTGTAGTTGATACTGATGATGGTCCTGATACTTATACGAATTATACTCTTTTGCGTAGAGGTAAACGTCATGATTATTTTACATCTTGTTTACCTTGGCCTCAGAAGATAAATGATGGTACTGTTGTTGAGATTCCTCTTGGTACTTCTGCTCCTGTTGAGCGTATAAATAATGCTGGTCAATGGCGTGCTTATAACCAGGGTACTAATACTCTTGCTTCTGCTGGTGCTACTGTTTCTATTTCTGGTTCTGGTCTTTTGACTAATGCTGGTGGTACTCAAGGTTATTCTTTAGATCCTAATGGTGCTCTTATTACTGATTTAAGTGCTGCTACTGCTGCCACAATTAATCAATTGCGTCAGGCGTTTCAATTACAAAAGCTTTATGAGCGAGATGCGCGTGGTGGTACTCGTTATACAGAAATTATTCGTTCTCATTTTGGTGTTATTTCTCCTGATGCTAGGTTACAGCGTCCTGAGTACTTAGGTGGTGGCACTTCAATGGTTAATATTAATCCTGTTGCGCAAACGGCTCCGCCTACTTCTGAAGAGGATAGTCCTCAGGGTAATTTAGCTGCTTTTGGTACATGTTCTCTTCATGGTCATGGATTTACTAAGTCTTTTACTGAACATGGTTATATTATTGGTCTTGTTTCTACTCGTGCAGATTTAAATTATCAACAAGGTTTGAATAGGCTTTGGTCTCGTTCTATTCGTTGGGATTTTTATTGGCCTGCTTTGTCTCACATTGGTGAACAAGCTGTTCTTAATTTGGAGATTTATGCGCAAGGTACTTCTGCGGATACTGACGTTTTTGGTTATCAAGAACGTTATGCCGAATATAGGTATAAGCCTGGCCTTATTACTGGTTTGTTTCGCTCTGATGCAACTTCTACGCTTGATGCATGGCATTTAGCTCAGGATTTTGGTTCTTTGCCTACTCTTAATTCTACTTTTATTGTAGAGAATGCTCCTATGACTCGTATTAAGGCTGTTACTGATCAGCCTGATTTTATATTTGATTCATTTTTTGAATTGACTTGTGCTAGGCCTATGCCGCTTTATGGTGTTCCTGGTCTTATTGATCATTTCTAGGAGTTTTTATGCCATTTCCCGTTGCTCCTGTTCTAGGTGCTGTAGGTGCACTTGGAGCAGGTTTTCTAAATTGGTTTGGTCAGAGTTCTGCTAATAAGTTGAATCGTGATATTGCGCTTGAGACTAATGCTTCTAATATGCAGATTGCGCGTGCTCAGATGGATTTTCAAGAACGTATGGCTAATACATCTTGGCAACGTGGTGTTGCTGATATGAAACGTGCTGGTATTAATCCTATTTTAGCTGCTAATTTAGGTGGTGCTTCTAGTCCCTCAGGTGCTGCTGTTGGTGCGATTACTGGTGCTCCTATGTCTAATACTCTTGATCGTGCTGCTTCGTCTGCTATGGATGCTTTGCGGCTTAAATTTGATATTGATCAGATGAAAGAGACTATTAATAATTTACGTGCTACTAACGATAAGATTACATCTGATACTGATCTTAATTATGCTATGCGTCAGAATGTTATTCAGGATTCTAAGCTTAAGGCTAATAATGCTCGTACTGCTGCTATTACTGCTGAGGCTATGAGTACTAAGATTCCTGGTTTAAAGACAGAGAAGAATATTGATGAATCTAGGTACGGTAAAATTGTGCGTTATTTAGGACGTTTGAATCCGTTTGGTAGTTCTGCTGGAGTTTTAGCGAAG